TGCAGATTCCCAAGCAACTCTGATGTTTGACGCATCTGTTAAACAATTATATGCAACAATGGGTGGATCTGCTTACTTTGATGAATTCCAAAGAAAAGGCTGGGAAACAGCAGGAATGCTACTTGCCATTAAAGCAGTAAGTGATGGAGTTATTGCAGATTTAAATACTGCCCTCGCATTAGGCGAAGATAAGTTAAAGAAATATTATGCTAAGATGGCTCCAAAACTTTCAAAGTCTACAAAGTCAGCAAATGATGCAGCAAAAGCAGCAGCAAAAGAGTCGGCAGCAATTGAAGCAGGAAACAACGGATTAGATGAAAGAATCAAAAAACTAAGAGCCATGATTGAGGCTCTTAAGAAAGAAAAAGAACTTAGAGATAAAATTGCCCAAAGAGAGAAAGAATCCTTAGAATATGAAAAGACTAAGTTGTCTCTTAGAAATAAAATTAGAGAAGCACTTGCAAGTGGAAATATTCTTGCAGCAACCGAAGCCCAGCAAGCATTAACAACTGCAGAAGCAGAAAGAAAATCAGCATTGTTCAATCAAGGACAAGATGATATTACTCAGGCTAAAATTGATGAACTTGAAAGACTAATTGCACTCCTTGAGGGACAGAAAAAGTCTGCTCCTACAACAACTCCAACTACATCAACTTCTGGGGGATTGAATACAGCAGTATCCGATACTGGAATTACTCCATTAAAATTAGACTATCAATTACCTGACCCACCATTATCATTATGGGGTAAAATTAAAAAGGGATTTGGGGATGCTTGGCGCAAGGTAAGAGCAGGTTGGGACTTCACATATGATTGGTTCTTTAGAGGTTGGCATGCATTTACTGGAATGTGGTCACGAAATGTTGCGGGACCAGTTTCAAGGGCATGGAATTCTTCATTAACATATATTAAAACAAAGTGGTCTGACTTTACATCATGGATTTCTGGAAAGTGGGCTTCTTTTACTAATACATGGAGCGAAAAGGTTACTGGACCAATTAGTCGTGCCTGGAACAGATTGGTAGAAGATATAAAGGGTATTGGAAAGACATTCCTTGCCGTTGGAATGGTAATAGGAGATCTTGTTTATAAACATCTAATTACTCCAATTAAAGAAAAATGGAATCAGTTTACAGGATGGTTTGGAGAAAATGTCACACAGCCAGTTAAAGACTGGTGGCAAAGTGTAGTAGACTGGTTTGATGGCAACATTATCCAACCAGTTAAAGATAAATGGAGTTCTATTACCACATGGTTTGATAAAAATGTCACTCAGCCTATTAAAGATTGGTGGCAGAGCATACCAGATTGGTTTGAAGAACATGTTACAAATCCAATTAAAGGATTCTGGGCAAGCATATCCACATGGTTTGACTCAAATGTTATTCAGCCAATTAAAGATAAATGGGCAACTATATCAACATGGTTTGATGCAAATGTTATTCAACCTATTAAAGATACTTGGGAAAGTATTTCTACATGGGTAGAAACTAATGTTATTAAACCAGTTAAAGATAAGTTTAATGAATTATTGGGTAAGTGGGATGCATGGAAGAAACTAAGTCCTGAAGAAATGAAAATAAAAATTGAAGCATGGTTAGCATCTATTCCAGGAAAAGTTGAAGAAATGAAAACAAGTTTTTTGGCTAAATGGGAAAGTATCAAGACTAGCGTAATTAATAAATTTAATTCTATAGGAGATTGGTTCGCTGGTCTACCAGATAAAGTTGCTTTAATGAAAACAACATTTATGCAAAAATGGGAAGATATCAAGAAAGACACTATAGTAAAATTAAAGGCTATATTTACTGGTCTGGGAGACTGGCTATTTGGAAAAGACTCTTGGTTTAAAAAGCATATTTCTGACAAGTTTTCTTTTAGCGATCTTTTAGAAAAGTTAAAAGCCCCATTCAATCAATTAAGAGATTGGATGAAAACTAATGTAACCGATAAAATTAAAGATATGTTTGGCGGTATTGGTGATAGATTTGGAGATTCATTTAAAACATCATTTAATAAAATTTCTTCTAAATGGAATGATTCAATAGGTAAATTTGGATTTAAAGCACCAAGTTGGCTTGGTGGATGGTCATGGAATGCCCCATCAATGCCTATGCTTAAAGCACAAGGTGGGTACATCTCTGGTCCAGGAACATGGACATCTGATTCAATTCCTGCTATGCTTTCAAACGGAGAATTTGTTATTAAATCATCTGCAGTTGCAAAATATGGTATACCTATGTTAGAATCTATTAATACAGGAAGATATAATATGGGTGGATTAGTTTCAATGTACTCAACTGGTGGGTATGTGGTTCCTAATTCCCCAGCAATGGCAGATGGTGGATCTGTATCAAGTAATACAGTTAATGCTACATTTAATATTAGTGGTCCAGATGCTAACGAAGTAGTTAAAATTGCTATGAGAGAATTACAAAATATTACTAAGAGTACGGGAGCGGTGACTAGAATTGCCTATTAATTTAAAAAGACCAGCATTAATTAAATTAACTATTGGTGGTACTTCGTATAACCTATCTGATCATAATAGAGAACCAGTAGCAGAAAATAGAGATACTATTGAGAAAACACAACGCATGGCAAATGGTACTATGAGAAAATATGTTGTTGCTACTAAAAAGTCCTATAAAGTTTCATACACAATGCTTCCTGGACTTACTGCAGATACAGTAGACGGCAATCTTGGTGCTATGAACTTGAGAAGTCTCTACGATAGTAACATTGGTAAAGTGTTTAATTTAAAGATGTATGCAGGAAGTGCAAGTGCTTATACACAGCCAAAAGTTAATACATCACAAACTCTTACTACAGACACCAATGTATTTATTTCAGACTTCTCCTGCACCATTCAGAAGCGTCTTGGTGGCGTAGATTATTGGGATGTTACTATAGATTTTGTGGAGGTATAATGAAAACTGATTCAGGTGCTTTATCATTAATTAAAACTAGTGATTCAGTAACAATGACACACAATGTTACTGCAGAATGGAATCATAATATTTTTACTCAGGTAAAAAACTATGGAACAACTACAGCAGACCCAACAGCATCATTATTTCAAACTGCTACACTATTTACATCTAATGTAACATCTTCTAGTACATCTTTTAGGAATAAAACAAAATACTCTTGGGATTATAACTTTTCTGTTGCATTAGGAAATAATAAAAAACTTTTGTCTTTTCCCGTTAGTTCCCCAAAAACATATAGAATTTCTTTTTATGCAAAAATTGATCAATTCCGAAATTCATCTGATGTTACATTTTCCTTTAAAGGGTATAACTCATCATATACTGGCTGGGTAGATAGTTATAATGTACAAATAAACTCCATTGATTATAAGAAATATGAGTTTGTAATTTGGGCAAAGGGTGATTCTGATTCGCAGGTTGATTTATACTTAAACTCAGTAGATAGTCATACAATTAATATTTCTGATTTATCTATTTGTGCAATAAATAAGGCAGAATATGATACATCATCATTATTTCCCCTATCGTCAGTATTTGAAGGTTTAAGACCTGGAGATGAAGTAGCAGAACAAAATTTATCAAAATCAGTATTAAGACAGCAATATTACTACACTCCAGATAGTTCAAACGGGGGAGTTGTATCTTCTAAAACCATTTCAATCAGACCAGATGAAACTGGAAAAATTTATGCAAAGGCACTGAATACTCCTGAGTACTACCTTGACAATAAAACTTCTACATCATATACTCCAGCAATTTTTTCTATTTATGATTCACCAATAACTACAAATAAAATTGTATTAAAAACTTTAAGCGGAAATTTTTCAAGAAATTTTATATCTGGATATGACATTTATGTATTAACCAATACAACTGGAACATGGTCAAAAATTGCAGGAACATCAAATAACCCCGCAATTAGAGATAATGGAACATTAATATTATATTACAATGGATCAACTTGGTCTACAACTGATACTAGTTCAACATTAAGTTCAGACTACACATCATTAACAAATGTTCAAACAATTTATGGAGTTTATTTTAGAGTAAAAGAATTATCCTATAGAATTGGAACTACTGCAGGTTCAGTTAGCACATATACTCAGTCACAAATTGAAGCAAATGATGCAACATACTTTAGTCACTATGAGCAGGGATATGCACAAAAAATTCAAGGATTTGACAACACTATTAGGTTTATTGAATTATCTCCTAGATTAAAGGTTGATTTAAGTGAATATGTAAACTCATTTTCAATGAAGAGATCTTTAGACTCTAGTCAGGATGGCATACTTCCAGTCGGAGTATCTACATCAGACTTTGGTTCAATCACTCTTTCTGATATTCCTCAAAGTGTTACAAAAACTATAGATGGAAGTACATATACAGAAATTATTAAGCCTTTTAGCGATATTGGTGCTGGAAATATTGATTCAGCCTTATCTGGAAAAATGGGTAGGGATATTAAATTTGTTATATCCTGTGACCTATACGATAAGCCAGGGGGAACAAAACAAAATTCATCATCTATTCTTTTAGGAAAAGTTTATTCAGAAGCATTAACAATTGCTGAGGATGGAACTGTACAGTTATCCCTATTTGATTATGCAAAATATTTACAAAAAATAAAGTCACAAGACCTATTAATTCTTAGTTATGGTAAAAGGTATTCTGCTAATAATAGCCTAGTAGAGATAATTAAAAGAATCCTTGATTCTGTAGGTTTTTCTGATTATAGCATTTCTAATTCAGATATAGGTTCAAAGAAATCTTCATACATTGTTAAAAACTATTTTGCTGAGTCTTCACAGACAGTATGGGAATCCTTGCAAGAACTATGTTTTGCATACCAGATTATTTTGTATATTGATGAATATGGAATTTTAAGAATAAAGTCTTTGGATACAAATATTCCAACTAGCCCAAATTTTGTATTTACTGATAATGCTTATTCTGGATATAGTCCAAATATTGAATCTTTAGAGATGGTTGATACTCCAAATCCATCTTCAATTCAAGTTAAATATTCTCCAATATATGCTAGAGTAAGTACAGATATTGATAATGAGAGTACTGGATCGCTGACAGTTTTCAGGAAAAGAGCGTATTCTGAACAACCTGCTTGGGTAGCGAGTGATGGAGATGCATTAAGTTATTCAATGTTAAGAAGATCTTTAACATCTTCTGATTCATACTTATACCTTTCTAATAGCACATTAGGATTTGACAAAAAATGGGTATCTTATTCTGGATATGCTGTTATTGGTTCTGAAATTATTAAATATGATGGAGTGTTGTATTACTTTATTATATCATCTGATGTTGAAAGTATCGTGAGAGATGCCACCGCATCCACTGTTACAATTAAAATGACTAACGCACACACTTTTGATATTGGTGATTCAGTAACTTTAGCAGGATTTGTATCCCCATATACAGCATTAAATGGAGCAAAAACAGTTACAGCAATTACATCTGATTCTATAACTATTAGTGCATCTGGGTTAAGTAGCGTACCAACAACAGAAACTTATGTCCTTGGCGCAACAGGATACACTAAGAAAAGTACAATAATTAAAAGTTTAGATGAATTTGAGAGAAAGCAAAATGAATTAATTTCACAGGTTAACTCTACAGTACCATTTAAATTTGGATTGCAAAATAGTCAAATCTTATGCAATGTAGAAAGAGGAAAGTTTGGAACGCAAAGTTCTGATCACATTGCTATGGTAAGCGCAGATGACTTGCCATCAAGTGCTAGAATGTCAACGGTATCCACATCATTTGCATCTCATGCTGCACTTTCTAACTTTTCAAAATATATTTCTATAGTAAATGATAGGGATGACAATATTCCATATGCAAATATTTACAATCAAAATTCATCATCAAATACAGTATTATATTTTAATGGGGTAGAAAATACAGCATACTACCAGTACAACTTCTTGTTTAAAGTGTATACAGATAATAATATGACAAATGACAGTTTAGGCGTTACTTTAGGGTATGGGGCAAGTGGGAATTCAGGAACATTTATTAAATTTATTAGTGAAGTAAGTTCTGATACACTTAAAACAGAAATTTGGCAGGATGGAGTTAAGAGATATGTTTCAGACAATAAGTTAAAAGTAATATCTGAAACTAAAACAATTTACAAAAAAGATAGTAATGGAAAAATTATTGTTGACTTAAAAACTGGAAAGCCAGTTGTATCTGAATTAATTCCAACAAAGTTTGAAAAAATGCAAAATGTTACTGTAACTCAAACATCAAATACAACAGTCACAGTATCTGTAAATGGAAAAAGATTTGCTTGGTATAAGCCTGGAACAAGTCCTAGCAGTGCAGAGTATGATGTAGACTTAACTATTAATTCTAATGGTACTGGAATTGGCGTATTCGTTGGTCCAGATTCTGGAATGCAGTTAAATTCTATTTCTGCTTACCATAGAAATTCTTTTGTAATGACTAGAGGTACAAAACAATTAAACTTAACTCCAATTATGTATGGAGGAAAATATTCAGAGTACCCACAGTTTATGTTCCAGGTACGACCAGATGTTTATGAAATGAAATTTTATGATGTTAAGTACCAGTCTGGTCCTATTTTTGATCCATCTGTTTTTGGTCCAGAAGGAGCATACTCAGTATTAGGCTCTGATGGAAAAGCACTTAATCAATTTAATGTAAAAGAAAACGAATCATATTTTGTATCACCCCTATACTCTACTCCATTTAGGGCTAGATTCTTTGCTTTAAACAAAAGTGAATATATTATTCCTATGTCATCATCAGATGGGACTTATGGTAGATTAACTATTGCTGGAAACATTCTTCTTAACTCAAAAGAAGGATTTGTTACAATTGATGCAGAAAGAAAAAATTCATCAGATCAAATTCAACTATCTTCTAGGTGGATTCAGGATGAAATAACAGCAACAAATATTGCCACAAATATTGTAAACTTAATGCCACTAACATCAAGGCGTTATTCATTAAAGTTATTTGGAAACCCGATGCTTGAAATTGGAGATTATGTTCAATTAAATTACAGTTTAGCAAACATACTACCTGGTTCAAAAATGTATATAGTCAATGGAATCTCTAATGATTATGATGGAACTCTATCTACATCAGTAGAATTGAAAGCGGTAAAAAATTAAGGAAATGGTATAATATAACTATGACAACTGGACAAAATGATATTGACACAACAACGCCTTTAGATTATTCTCAGGTTGTAAACTTCCCTATTGACTATCCAGATACTGTTCAAGAGTATACATCAGATGTACTTTTAGGATATGACGATATTGATTTAGATTTAGCATCTCTTTCAGATGTAAATCCTACAACATCTGATGAGGGAAATATTACTCCAGTTGGAAGTGATGAGTCTTCAGGAAGTTCATTACTTAATGTTCCAGAAAATATTAGCATTGATATTGCAAATGCTACTTTTATTACGGGTCTTGACGGAACCCAAAGAGAAGATATTAAAGTGTACTTTGATGATGTTATTGGGGCTTCAGATTATGAAATTGAGGTACAACAATTAGCATGATAAACGGTTCATATACAATTATTAAAAATGGAAATGTTGTAGAGAAAAAAGATAACATAATTACCAACTTTGGTAAAGACACAATTGTCAAATATTTATGCGGAACTGTTCGTGATTGGGGCGGTGCAATTGCAGTAGGAGCAGGTTCATCTGTTATAGCATCTCCAACAGCAACTCAAGCAACAGTTGGATCAAGTAACATTGTTGTTTCTTCAGCAACAGGAATTCTTGCTGGTCAATATATTCGTGGAACAGGTCTGGCAGGGGGAACTAAGGTAGGTTCTGGATACACTAGTGGTACAACTATTCCAATTACTATTCCCACAACTGCAGCGATGTCATCTGCTCAGGTATATTTTTATTCAGATGCATCTGCATCAAATACATCATTAGGTTTTGAATTTTCAAGAAACAGTACTCTGCTTAAGAGTCCTCAAACTAGCATTACTTCATCAATTACCAATAAAGCCTTGACTTCTAATGTTGCTACATTGACTACTGCATATAAC